AGGTCATGAGGTGTACCATATGATTTACCTGTCTCTTGTGGGTCATTACCTTCAGCCTCTATTTGAGCTAATCTAAATGAACGTTTAGCATCCTGACGGATCATGTCTCTATATTCATCAAATTGGTCTTCACTGAAGTTAAATATGTTATCATATATCCAATCGGTAGGTACTAGTTTTTGGTCTAATAATGATTGGGCTAATTCTGCTTTACCTTTAAGTAATTCAACTTTTTCTTGTTCAAATATAATAGAAGGTGATGTTAAAGATAATTCAAAGTTAGTTAATGATTCATCTCTATAACCTTGAGTATATAAATGTACAAGTGCTATTTTGTTTAATTCTGATACTAGTATACGTTGTAGTCTGTCTATAGTACGAGCAAACCTAATGTCTTCAGCAGCTAATGTTGCTTTACCTTCTAAATCTTTTTCATAACCTAAAAATGCTTTTGGTATTTTTAAAGCAGCAAATAACTTTTCTCTTAAATACTCTACATCTTGGATACCATCATATTGTAGTCCCCCTAAAGTATCAATTTTGGTTGATTGATCATTTCCTCTTACAGGAATATAAAAATCTTCCATCATATTTTGCATGTTGTACTTTAGATTGTAATCTCCTGTTTTATCATCAAAATGGGGAGTACGTTTCATTTTAGAAATAGTTTTCTGCATAAAACCATCTATTTCATTAGGTGCTATACCTCCGACATTCATATAAAATACACGTTTTTCAGGAGCACGAGATATTCTATGTATTAACATAGCATCCTCCATTAAGGTATATTGTTTAAATAATTTACGAGCAGGCTCTATATAAGCTCTACCATAAGGTAAATAATTAAAATCTGATATTAACCTGAAATGGGCCATTTCATAGTTATCATAAAATATACCATTTTCTTCGCTATTATCTTGTCCTGGGATTCTATGCATACCTGAGGATAAACTAAACATACCATTAGGTTCGTATCTAAATCTTACATCTGATGGGTTATCTCTATTGAAACCTTCTTGTCTTTCAATATGATATGCGGTATGAGGGATTACATTATATACCCCATATTTTTCTGCTATTTCTAATTTTAAGAAAAAATCACCATATTTACACATTTGTCTTGTCCAAGACCATAAATTAAAGTCTATATTTAAAACATCATAAAATAAATTATATAGAATTTTTTGAACATCATCATTAGATGATCTTATTGATAAGATCTCCCCCATATCATTTTTAAGGGTAGATTCATCAGCTATAATGTCTAAAGCAGATGCTATAATAGCATCTTTATCCATAACATCATATTCAGAATATATTTGAGGTCTTAAATATTGATAATTAAAATTAAATTGATCACCAAATAAAGAGGTTGTAGTTGAACTATGGATACGATTATATTTATCCATAAGGGAGTTTGTCTGTAAACCACCATGTGATTGAATAGTACTACTATCCATTACTTTAACTTGGTTATTCCCAACGTTTCTTATAACCACATCCGTAGAAAATAGTCTTTTTAATCTTGGAAATAAATTTCTGTCTGCCATTTAGGTATTTTTTATATATTATAAGTATTATCTAAGTAGCCAACTTATATCTTCTTGGCCTCCTTTAATATCAATATTATATGGGTTATCATCATGGTTAGAGAAATAACCTCCTTGATATGGGGTTTTTGTAGTATTCATACTGTTTAGGGATTGTTTTGTAGCCTCTAAACCTAAGGTTCTTGCTTTTAAAGCTGTACTTCTTACATATTGTCCAATACCAAAAGCCATAACTAAATCATCATTATATCCGGGTTGGGCTTGGGCTTTACCATTTTTCCAAATAAATACTCTCATCTCCTCTAATAAACGTTTTGATTGGAATATTACTCCTCTATCATTTATAGATTCTTGAAATTTACCAATTACCATTGGTCGTGTTTTTGTTGAATTTGTAAAGCCAGCTACCATATTTGATGTATCCATGTACTTATCAAAATACGAATCAACGCTAGCCCCTCCACGAGGAGAATAATATAAATTTTGATATCCTCTATCTATAACAGTTTGTATTGTATTCCATCCTATATTAGCATTTTCTATTACTAATAAGGCATTATTATATTCTGTAGCTATCCCTACTAATAAATGACCAAAATCATTAGTAGCTATTTGACCCTTATACTCTCCTACTTGTAGATTTTCCTCAACATCTATAATATGAAAGGCTGAGTAGTCTTTTCCATCTCCACGAGCAACATCAGCTACTACCATATATTCTTTAGTATAATTAGGTGTTTCCCATATCCATAAGTTTTGGTCTGCACCTCTTTTCTCTAATGGGGGTTTAATATAAGTTTTTTTAAAATATTCTATATATTCATTATAAAATACTGTATCGCCTGATGTACTAAAATCACAATCACATTCTTGTGCTGCTAATCTAGGGTCTCCTAATAAATTATCTTGTTCATCTCTCCAAGCTTGATTTCTTTCAGGATGAACATCCCATTTTAATTTTATAGGTAAAAAGTTATTTTCACCTTGTTCGGCTTTAACCCACATTTGATGAAACCAGTTACCAGTACCAAAAGGAGTTGATAATATAATAGCACCACCACCCGTTGCTAAAGTTTGTTGAGCTGAAGCCCATGTTTCTCCAATATTTTCTATGAAAGCAGCTTCATCAATTATTAGTAAAGATACTGCTTCTGATCTTGCAGCATCACTACTTGAGGATTTTGCTTGTATTTTTGAACCATTTTTTAACCATAAAGATAATTTATTATTCTCTAAATGATCTACTTTTAACCATGAAGGTAGATTTTCATACATAAATTGTACTTTAGAGACTAAATTACGAGCAGTTGCCTGTGTTGTAGCAAGTGCTAATATATTTCTATCTTCATGGAATATCATTAACCACAAAGAATATCCAGCTGTTAGGGTGGATATTCCTAATTGTCGTGATTTTAATATTATGCTATAATCTTCTTTTTGGAATCCTTTTAATACTCCTTGTTGAAAAGGATATAAATTAAAAAGTATTCTACCCCTTTGTGGGTGGGCTATATAACAATATTTTTTCATAAAATGTACTGGATCCTTAGCACACTTTAAATATTCTTGAGCTATAACATGTTTTAATTCTGACATAAAGCTATTACTTACATATTAATGTAATCAAGAAGATCACCTATTAAAGCACTAGCTTTAGCTTGTATTTTACCATCACTAGGAAAGTCTTGTTTTAAATCATCTAACATTCCTACATAACGATCTACCAATACTCTTTCATCAGGATTTTCAGGGAAAGATTCATTCATTTGGTTTACTTGAGCTTGAATTTTAGGCATTTCTACTGCTCTAGCAGCATCATACTTTTCTTTATCTATTACTTTATTAGAAGAATCAACAATACCTTGATCTTTCATATCTTGAAGGAAAGCTTTAACTAGTTTACGTTTTTGTTGTTGTTTTAATTGTGCATCCTTACTTTTACCTACATTACCACCTGAACTAGCTAGTTTTCTTAATTCTGCATCTGTAGGTCCATCTGTGTTATCGCCTGTTTTTTTAGTATAGTATTTTCTACCCCCTAATTTAGAAGTTCTAGCTACAGAATCTTTAGGTCTATCTACTTTAGGTCTACCTCTTGTTCCTCCAGTTTTTTTCTGTTTGTAGGCCGCATTAGGGTCTGGTTTTCTACCACGTTTTCCTACCTTACGTTCACCACGAGTTTTAGATATAAAACCATTTAATTGTGTATCATTTAAAGTTTGATCACCTAAAGCATCTTGAACCCTAGGATCAGCTTTAATAGTTTTTTTAAGAGAAAGTATATCTAATTTTTTATTTTCCTTATCATTAATTACATCTTCAATAGCGGTTTTTAATACTTTATCACTATTAATTTTTGCCATTTCTTCAATAGCCATTTCATTTAGGATTTCTCCTTTTATAAACTCTTGTAATGCAGATTTTTTCATTATAAATTATTTTTAGTTATAAATATATTAAAAATCTACAATAT